ATATTTAAGTATAAATAAAAGTAAAAAAGGTTATGGTAAATTTAAATTCATCCTCTATTAAGGGGATTACTTCAAGTAAAATTGCAAAAAAAGAAAATAATGATTGTTTCGTTAGAGCATTAGCTGCTGCAACAGAACAGGATTATGATACTACTCATGAAGTAGTTAGAACTAAGTTCAAGAGAGAGGCTAAAAAGGGTGTTGATAATACCAGTATAGTTTCTAGAATGCTTATAGCAGAAGATAAAGGACTAAAAGTGGGTAATACTAGATATTCAGTTAACATATTAGGTACTGATAGGATAACTAATACATATAAGTTACATGGTGAGTATATTAAGAGAAAGAAGACTGTTAAGTCTTTTATTAAAGATAACCCTAAAGGTAACTATATAGTGACTGTAAGTAAGCATGCTTTTGCTCTTATAGATGGAAAGCTGGTAGATAATAAAGGTGAAGAGTTTAGACCTACTCGTAAGGTAGATGGTGCCTATAAAATAGTAAAGCCTAACTTATATGGAAAACAATTACAATTATGGGGTTAAAAAGAATAACTGAAGAATATGCTCAAGGTCTAATCAAAGTCGATGACGACCTAACTGATGCACCTGCTGTATATTTCACAATAACACCTTCTACTGATCCTCAGATGAACGCTGAAGGCTATGAAGATGTGACTTATTACACTAATAGACCTAAGAAGATCCAGATACCGAAAGGGATGGTTGGAAGTCAATGGGTATATGTACTAACAAATCCTACTATGCCGGGTCTATGTAAGATTGGCTTTACTAAGAATAAACCGTCTGAAAGGGTTAAACAAATAAACTCCGGTACGGGTGTGGCAATGGACTTCGTCGTTGAATGGGCTTTTCCATGCTTCAATGCACATGATGTAGAAAAGCAAGTACATAAGTATTTAGAGGATAGTGGTTTTAGAGTAAATAAGAATAAAGAGTTCTTTAATGTATCTGTAAATGAAGCTAAAGCTGTCGTAGAAAGAATAGGTGAACCTTATAAAATGAATGATGATGAATAATTCGCTGGGCAACTTGCGCGCGTTTCGCGCGGCGGTCGTGCTGTTATTAATTGTTTTTACACACGCCTGCACCAAAACCCCTCTCACTCCCGATACTTGCCCGGGTGGATGTGATGCTCAAATGATGTTTCCATCGGTTAAGGATCAAAATGGGTACTACCATGTGGAGTTAGATTGGACTAGAGAGTATTTACCTTACTTTCACCTTGATGCAATAGCGTCAAAAGTAGATCCATACTACCACTACAATGGGATAGGAGTAGTTTCGGCAGAGTTTGATAGTAATACTACGTGGGTATTAGGAGATTCTCTAGTTTATTCTAATCCTACCTATAATCCATTCACCGGGAACTACAGTTCAGCGGGGGCTATGATACCAGTTAACGTAAATGAAATAGTTTTAACACAGTTTGCAGGTATAGAATTAAATGTTGTTCAGAGTACCTCGGTGTATTTTTCGGATAACGGAGAAAATCTTAAGTCAAAACGTATAGTTGGACCATTTCCTCCTCAAATGATAGGGGATACCGTCACAATTTACATGGAAGTCTTTTGGGATGCGGGTATGAATTCAAAATTACAAAGATTTTCCGAAAAATTTATTGTGAAATAGTTGATTCTTTGGAAAAAAATCATTATCTTAATTTATATATTAATAAAATATATATAAAAGTATAAATAATAATATATAAGTATATAAATATATATAGTAAATTATAAAATTAATCTAATATGGCATTATCAGCGGAGATTATATCAAAAAATTATCAAAAACATCTTAAGATTATTGATACTTACATTGGAGACCGTAAGGAAAAAGTTCTAGGTATGTTAAAACACCTTGAGGACACTTACGTAATGGCTCCAGCCAGTGGTAGATCTTGGTATCACAATGCATTCGCAGGTGGTTACGTTGATCATGTCAATAGGGTAGTGGAATATGCGGTAAAACAGTCCAGGTTATATCAAGAAATGGGTGGAACAATAGATTACACCGAAGAAGAACTTGTTTTTGCCGCTCTGTTCCACGATTTAGGTAAGATAGGTGATGGAGACAGGCCTAACTACATACCTCAGACTGATAAATGGCGTCAAGACAAGCTATCAGAGATGTATACCTACAACCCAGACTTAGATTTCATGCTCATACCAGACCGATCACTGTTTATATTACAGAGGTTTGGCATTGAGGTTAACCAAAAAGAGTGGCTAGGCATCAGACTACACGATGGTGTGTTCGATAAAGCTAATGAAGCCTACTTTTTTAGTAATGTTGAGTCATCCAGACAAAAAACATCAATAGTCTCCGTGTTACACGCTGCCGACTTCCTTGCCTCTAAGGTAGAATACGATATGTGGAAGAGAAACGGCGGTTCTTCAACTCCTAAAACGCAAAAAAGCAAGTCAACCACCGGTAGAACGGTGAATTCTTCAAAAGGACTTGCAGATACACTAAAAAACTTATAATGACAGAAATTTTTACGACTTACAACATAATTATTGCAGTTTTAGTTGGTTCCTTGGGAATAATGTTCTATATTCTAAGAAACCTTATGATTAAAGTGGAGAAGTACGAAGATGTAGTACAAGATCAAACCAGATATCTTCAAAACATTTCCGATGCAGTAGGTAAAGGTAAGCAACACCTACAAAATCTCGATGAAAAGGGGGTCTTTCAGAGTGACGACGAAGTTGGTGAATTTTTTAACCAAATGAAATACGTACAAGACGAGCTAAACACATATATGCTCCCCGAAAATTATGGCAAGGAAGAAATCGAAAGCTAACTACTTTACAACCGAGACAGAAGAATACATAGTAAAATATAACACATCAGTAGATAAAGAATACAGAAATAAAATATTTTCTGAACACATTTACTACCCTTTCTACAAGCTAGCAGAGAATATCATACATACCTTTAAGTTTTATTACACAGATGTAGATAAAATAGAGGATTTGAAGCATGAGATCGTATCTATGCTGTATGAAGAAAAGATAATGAAGTTTGATCCTACTAATGGAGCAAAAGCATACTCTTATTTTGGTACGATAGTTAAAAGATGGCTAATAAACTACAACAATAAGAACTATAAGAAATTAAAACAGATAGGATCCTTTGACGATATAGAGGAGAGCTATGATCAAGACCTAGACTTAGACTCACCATCAGGTAGGACTCTAAGTAACTTTATGAACGCCTGGATAGATTCAATCTACATGAAGATAGATGACATGTTTATAAAAGATACTGATATACAAATCGCAGATGCTGTATTAACCCTATTTAGAACAAGACACGATCTGGATATTTTTAAGAAAAAAGCTCTCTACATCTATATAAGAGAAATGACCGACTGCGAAACACCTCAACTTACAAAAGTGATAACGGTCCTTAAAGAAGACTTTAAAGAAAACTATCAAAAACTCTACGACCAAGGTTTACTTTCCCAGAACAACGTCTAAGTCTATTTATAATAAAGAAAATATTATGAGCTTAGATAAAGAAATATTTAAAGGAAAAACATTATCAGATCTCTTCTCAGAAATTCACGATAATTCAACAAGCACTAGAGGGCAAGTAAAAGCCCTTATAGGTGAATTAAAACCTCTAATAGAAAACATTGGAGACGCTACTCTTATCGTTCCTATGATTAAAGAATATATGGAGATAGGTGTAAAGAATGACGAACATTTGATTAAGTTAGCGACGGTAATTCAACGTATAGAAACAGCAGCATCAAAAGGAGAAGGAGATGGAATGTTTGACCTATCAGAACTTCAAGATCTATTAGAAGAGCAAGAAGAATTAGAAGAAAATATAGAAGAGGTAGAGAATAAGGAAGAAACTGAAGATGAGTAATAAGAAAAATCCTCAAGCAGGCAACAGTTCTACCGATTCTACTAATAATATTAATCAAGAGACTTTTCTACAAGCTAGAGTTAAAGATATAATTTTAGATACTAGCCATGAAGAGGCTGAAAAATATGGCGGTGAGAATGCTATCGGTGTAATTAAGTACGAGGTAGTTGGAAGAAATTATAACTACGACGATACTAAACAGCTACCTGCTGCATTTCCTCTCAACAATACTATAAGAGTTTTCCCTCTGCTAAACGAATTAGTACTAATACAATCAGCACCAACAAAAGAAATAAAGGAAGAGAGTTCTAAAAGGATTGCAGAAAAACAGTACTATACTCAAATAGTAGGACTGTGGAATGCTCCTAATCATAATGCTTCACCGTCTAAAGATGACGATACTTTAGATTTAGGTGAAAATGTAGAAGAGTTAAAAGATATAAACCCGATGCAACCTTTTCCTGGTGATATACTAGTTGAAGGAAGACAAGGACAGTCGATTAGAATGTCTGGGTATAAATCTGATAAGGGCATATTAACAGATGATTCAAATAATGGATTACCTCTAACAATTTTATCCAACGGTCAAGAAGATGTAGGAGACGGATTACAGCATATTATAGAAAACGTCAATGAAGATTATTCTTCTATCTATATGACATCTGATCATAGAGTTCCATTAGAACAAGTTAGAGATAAGTATGAAGCTTTAGTAAACGCACCTGTAAGATCAGATCAATATAAAGGTACTCAAGTAGTAGTAAATGCAGGTAGATTGTTTTTTAACGCAAAAGAAGAAGATATAAATATGTCAACAGAAAACATATTTAGTGTTACTGCTAAAGAAGCAGGTATAGACGCAGAAACTTCTGTAGGATTAGATGCAGAAAAAGTATATTTAGGAGGTAGAGCAAAGAAAGAACTACAGCCCGTAATACTCGGAGACTCTCTAGAAGGATGGTTAAACCAACTATTAGAAGAATTAAAAAGAGTAGCAAAGGCTATGCAAAAAGCTAAAACTGTAGATATGAAACCTATACCAAAACTAAACGTAGAAGGATTTGTATTAGAATCAGTAACAGATAGCCTTATGTCGCAGATTAACCCTGGAGGTAAATCTATATTGAAATCAAGAAAAGTATTTACTGAATAATGCCACACGCTTTATTAAAAGATTTTAAAAGTAACCTAGTAACTTTCGTAGCATCACAAATGGGACGAATAGAAGCTGCTATTTACAGATACGCCAACGATAAGCTAAACGCTATAATAAACGAACTGCTTAGAAAGTGTCCACCACCAGAGACTTTAAATAGAATTATAAAGCAAAAACAATCTATTGAAACTCTTGCTAACAGCTTTGACCAAAAGATACAGAAGTTTAATACAATACCTCAAACTTTAGAACCAGCTATAGGAGCAGGTAAAGTTATAGTAGAGATACTATCCCACTTACCGCTACTGTCTACCATAGGTACACCACCAGGACCAGTAGGAGGGGTAATAGTATCTGTACCGGTTGGGGTAATACAGGCCCAATCTAACCTACTTGTATTTACAAGAAAGATGGTAGAGGTACTTGAAGATGATGTAGTCTCAATTAATGATGTACTATCTTCAACACAGGGTATATTTGACCCTTTAATAGACAGACTTAAACAATTAGACAGGTTAGTAGACCACTGTGTAAATAACCCAGACGCACCAGACGATCAAAGAGCCAGGGTAATAGATCCAAGACTATTAGACCCTAACGATTTATCTAATAGAAATTTATTTGCCGGTAGCTTCAGAAGAAAACTTAACGACGGTGAAGAGCATACAACTACTCTGGAACAAGATGTGAACGAAGCATTTTTCGGAGCAGGAAACAATACCGGTGCAGGTAGTAGCGGGGGTAGAGATAGAGGACTATGGGGTGTAGGTATTGACTATTTTGTAGACGATATAATTATATATAAAACTTTAAAGTACAAGTGTAACACTGATCACACATCAACAGCTGACGGTATAGCAGGTCCGCCTGGTATAGGGCAATACTGGGATAGGTTCTTAGGCGACGTAGGCAGTACAGGACTTAGTAAAGAAGATAGAGAAAAAGTATACGACGGAACCGGATTAGAAACAAAAAAATCAACCCTAGATGAACAATATACTACAGATAGAAATACACTGTATGTTATAAAAATAGAAAACGATCCTAGCTCTCCATCTATAGCCCCAAGGAGAAGAGCTATAGCATTAGACAGAAGAGGAGTAGCAGTTTTAAAAGGACCTTATTCTTTTTCTAGCTCTGAAAAAATATTAAAAGATGAACTTAAATTTAGAATAGACAATCAACTTCCATAACTTAACTATTTATATATATGAAACTCGATCAATTAAGAAAAATCATACGAGAAGAAGTAAGAGCTGCGGTCAAGGAGGA